TCGGGGAGCTGGCCGAGGAAGCGGCCGAAGTCGCCGAGGCGCTCCACGATGGTGAGGTGGAGATCGACGAGGAGGCGGCGCAGGACGGCTTCAAGCACATGATGAGCATCGTGCTGAACGGGCTCGACGTGTACTCCGACATCACCGAGAGCGGTGTGTTGGACGAGGAGCTGGAGGAGCTCGACGAGGACGAGGACGAGGACGATCCGGAGGGAGACGAGGACCCTTCCGACGAGTAGCGTCTAGGCAAGAAGCCTGGCGCTATCGTCGGACGGCTTACCCTAGTGGTCGTAAAGAGGTCATTGGGGCTGAGCCGACAAGGTTCAGGAAGAAGAGGAAGCACAAGAAGGACTCTTCTGCGATAAGTCGGACGCCCTACCGGGGCAAGTTTAGGTGGAAGTACAGCTGATGTCAGACAAGAAAAAAACGACCGAAGCTCGAAGCCCCGGGAGTCAGCTCCTCATCGACACCATGCCGATCAAGCTTCAAATCGTCGAAGGAGACGACGAGAAGCAGATGAAGGTCCGTGGGGAGTTCGGTCGTGCTGGACTGAAGACGGAGAACAACAGGGTGTACCCCCACAAGCTGATCGAGCGCGAGCTTGGTCGGTTGTCCACCTCCCTCAAGGACCGCAAGGTTCTTGGTGAGTTGGACCACCCGGCGGACGGCAAGACCCAGCTGAATCGGGTTTCGCATCTGATCACCGACTTGCGGTTGGAGAACAACGTGGTGGTGGGGGAAGCGGAGCCGCTCGACACCGAGAAAGGCAAAACGCTTCAGGCGTTGCTGAAATCGGGCGTCAAGCTGGGCGTGAGTTCTCGTGGATTCGGTTCGGTGAAGACGAATGACAAGGGCGAGGATATTGTCCAGGAGGACTTCAAGCTCCTCACTTACGATTTCGTGGCCGAGCCGGCTGATCAGCAGGCTTACCCGGATGTGGTGTACGAGGAGGACGAGCACATGCCAGAAGACCTGAGCAAACTGACCGTGGAAGAGCTCCGCGAAAAGGCTCCCTCCTTGGTCGAGCAGTTGGAGAAAGCCCGCGAAGACGAACTGGCGGCCGAGTGGGCGAAGAAGTTGGAGGCGGCTAAGAACGAGGCCGGTGAGTCCTCTCGCATGTCCCTCAAGGAGGAGTTCACCAAGGAGCTGGTGGCCGCCGTAGGAAAGACGAAGAGCGAAATCCGGGAATCGGTGCGGGACGAATTCCTCGCTGATCCCGAGGTCGCAGCCGCAAAGGTGGTTGTCGAGCAGCTGAAGGACCTGCTCCGTCCGTTCGTGCTGCCCGAGGATGCAGAGGCTGTGGCCAAAGCCAAGGACGAGGAAATCGCGGCCCTGCAGAAGACGATCTCCGAGAAGGATGAAGAGATCTCGGGCCTGAAGGATGAGGTACGGAAGCTGGCGGATGTTGCCAAGGAAGTCGGATACAAGTACTATCTGGAGCGACTCATCGGTGAAGACGACGACGCTGACTTGGTTCGGAAGTTGGTTGGGGACGTAAAGAAGTACGAAAACTCGGAAGCCATTCAGGGAAAGGTCGAGGCCATCCGGGCGGAACTCGCTCAGAAGGCCCAGAAGGTGGCGGCGACGGAGGAGGAGACCGAGAAGTTGCGTGGGAAGGTGGACAGGTTGACCGAAGCACTGGACAAGTCGATGCAAGCGAACGAGGAGATGAAGACGCTGTTGCACGCGGAGCAGCAGCTGAAGAATCATCCTCGGGCGGAGCGCATCCGGCGAATCCTCGAATCGGCCAAGCCTCGGAGCCAAGAAGACGTTGACGAGGTGATCGAGAACTTCCGGGAGCCCGACCGGGATCCCAGCGAGCTGGAAGCAGTTCGGGCGAGAGTCCGGAGGTACACCCGTGGTGGACGTGGGCCTACCGCCGAAGAGGAGGAAGAGCCCAAGAAGAAGCCACGCGCCGTGTTGGAGGAGTCCAACTACAACCAGTTGGGAGCTTCGCTCGGTGAACTGCAACAACTTGCCGGGATTCGGCCCAAGAACTAAGGAGTGAGACCATGCAGGAAGCGCGTCAGATCCTGTTGGAGGAAGGCCGCAGGACGATCGTTGACCAGAGCTACGTCGGAGCGCTGATCGGAAAGTGGCGGGAGCTGCTGGAAGGGATCCCCGACAGAACAGACCACGAGCGGTACGTCCTCGGATGCACCGCGATGCTGATGGAGAACGAGTCGCAGTATCTCCAGCAGCTCACGGAGGAGACCCGTTCCCTGAACGTCGGCTCCTTCACGAAGTTCATCTTTCCCGTGCTGCGTCGGGTGTTCCCGAACCTGATCGCGAACGAGATCGTGTCGGTCCAGCCGATGTCCGCGCCAGTCGGAGCGGTCTTCTACCTGGACTACATCTACGGCACGAGCAAGGGAGCGACGGCCCAGGGCAACATCTTCCCGAAGGACTTCGACAAGGACTACTCCTCGGAGTACGTCCCTGGCGAGCAGTTGGTCCTCGGTGACAACGCCAACTACGGCGGTGTCGGAACGGCCCTGAGCGCGGTGCTCAACTGGACCCCGGTGCGTCCGAAGGACACCAACCTGGGCTTCCAGGTGATCATCCGCGAGATCAACGCCACGACCGGCGCAACCGTGCAGGAAGCGGTTGACAACGGAGACGGAACCTTCACGTTCACTCCGGCATTCGTCGCCAACGCGGGTGGAACCCTCAACTACAGCAACGGATCGCTGTCCGGGTTCAAGTTCGAGAACATCCCAGCCCTCAACAACCCCATCAAGGCGTTCTACTACTACGATGGGGAGATGAACACCAAGGTCCCGCAGGTCCAGCTCGACGTGAAGAAGCAGGTCGTCGAGGCAGTGCCCCGCAGGCTGAAGGCGCTGTGGTCCTCCGAGGCCGCCGAGGACCTCCGGGCGTTCCACGGGCTGGATGCCGAGACCGAGATGGTGTCGGCGGTGGCCCAGGAGATCGCTCTGGAAATCGACCGCGAGATCGTGCAGGAGCTGTACAGCGCAGCGACCACGACCACGGGCACCTTCGACCGGCTGCCTCCGGGTGGCATCAGCGAGGTGGACCACCTGCGGAGCATGATCACCACCATCAGCACGGTGAGTGGTCTCATCCACAAGCGGACCCTCCGTGCCCCGGCCAACTTCATCGTGACGAGCCCCGAGATCAGCGCGCTGATGTCGCAGCTCACCACGCACGGTGACTTCCGGCCGATCTGGACCACGGGAGACCCGCTGCTGAACCCGGTGGACCTGCCCCGGCCGATGACCGCACACGGCCAGTACGGCATCTACAAGACGGGCACCCTCATGAACAAGTGGGTGGTGTACGAGGATCCGTTCTTCACGTCGAACAAGATGCTGGTCGGGCTCAAGGGGTCGAGCTACCTGGATGCAGGGTACGCCTTCGCGCCGTACATCCCGCTCCAGGTCACTCCGACCTTCCTCGATCCGGCGGACTTCAGCTTCAGGAAGGGCATGAGGACCCGGTACGCTCGGAAGCTTCTGCGCCCCGAGTACTACGGGACCATCACCGTCCAGAACCTGTAGTTGCTGCGTCCGAAGTCTAGCTCCGCGTTTAGGGCTTCCCTGCCTGTCCCTACCTCCGTTCCCTCACTCTGAGGTACCCTATTCCCTTGCCCAGACCGTGGTAAGGATGGTAGTTTTGTTAAGCCGCCAAGGATGAAGGGAGAATACTGATGCCAGATGCCCGCCGGCTAGAGATCGAAGACACAGCAGGACTCCTCCGCGAACTGGAGGAAAAGGGGATCGTAGGGGACTTCCCCACAGCGAACCCCCCTCCTCCGAAGGCGGAGGGAGCGCCGGTACCGGATGATAGCGCGCCCCTCCACGAGCGCCTGTTGACGGCATCTGAGGCCGTTATGCGTCTCACCACGCAGGCTCAGGAGCAGTTGAGTGCCCTCGGAGAGACGATGGTGCAACTTGGGGAAGCCTCCGGGGCCTTGCGTGAGCTCAAGGAGGTGATGGAGGCTATGAGTACGGAGCACACGCAGGAGGAGTAACGTGGCCACAGGGTTGATGGATGCCGAACAGCTGGAGAAGTGGATCCTTCGTCGGCTGGGAGCGCCCCTCACCAAGGTCGAGCTTACCCACTGCCATATCGCAGATAACATCGAGGACGCCCGACGGTGGCTGTCTGCGAAGAAAGGCGTGCGTAAGCAAGGCATCCTGACCATCAACTCGGGGCAGGTCGAGTACAACCTGGACTCGCTGAACCCTGAGATTGACACGGTGCTAGACGTAGCGTTTCCTTCGCATCCGTTCGACTTGTCACTCATCTTCGCACCGTTCACGCTGATCGACGACAAGGTTCCATACGACGTGTTCGCAGCACCGTCGTCGGCTGGGGTCTACTCGACGTTCACCCAGACCATCCAGTACACTGAGATGGCGAAGAGGGTACTGAGTGCCGAGCAAGACTGGAGGCAGGAGGGCCGGCTGCTCTACCTTTTTCCTGTTCCCGACTACCAGAGCCACGCCATCATTTGGTTCAAGTCTTCGAAGGTTGTCATCGAGCAACTTACGGAGAGGGATCATGATTTGCTAAAGCGGTACGCACTCGCTCTGGCCTACCGCGACTTAGGTATGGTCCGGTCGAAGTACGACTCCTACCCGACGGCGCAAGGAACAGTGATGTTGAACGGAGACCGGTTGTTGGACATGTCGAACGAGATGCTAGAGAAGTTGAACGAGGAGATCGCTGATAGCGGTATGCCTATGCCGTTCCTCGTCGGTTAGGAGGTTTGGATGTCGAAGAAACACCCATTGTTGCCTCTCCACCTGTTGTACTCCGACAAGATGGAAGTGGTGAAGCGCGCGGTGTTCCCTGTGACGCCTGACGAAAGCAACCCGGGATCTCCGACGGAGGTAGACCCTCTGCAGCACTACCAGCACGTACTGAAGAAGGGCCGGGATAAGGGTAGTGGCGGAATCCTGTAAAGACTGCGGAGCGGTCGAGACGTTCGAGATTGAAGGGTGCGATCCCTGTGATGTCGAACCTGCGGGCGAGTTTTCCCTCGACGGTGCGGAGCTGCATCTGTTCGATAGTTACGCTCAGGAGCATACTGGCACCGCCAGTACCCCGATCGACTACTACGTGCAGGATGTTGACGGCTCTCCTAGGGACCCTTTGTACGACGAGCCTACCGAGAGGCTTTGGAAGGGGCCATATGCTCTGAAGGGTTATGCGGAGTTTCCGAATCTGACTGCGGAGGCGCGCGAAGAGGGTTTGAAGAAGGATTGGGAGGCCACCGTCTGGATCGCCCGCAAGGAGTTCGAGGACAAGCACGCTCCCTACCCGAAAGAGGGAGACGTGATTCGTTTTTGGAAGATTCCTTTCTTTGATGCGGATGCGAATCTGCACGAGAAGGTTCCTGGAGGGGGTTGGTACTTTGACGTAGTTCTAACGGATGACGACGGGCACCTGTTCGACGGTCCCGAGTTTGTCAACTTCAAGTTGACGGTGAAGCGCGCTACGGAATTTGCAGCCGAGCGCCGTGTTTCCCCACCATAGGACGAGAGTATGCCATTGGATGCTGACAAAGTGCGTCTAGCGATCAACAGCGGGCTGTCCGCCGTGTGCGCGACCTGTGAGAGGTACTGGGAAGGGCGGGAGAGGAAGCTCCCCGGGTGTACTGCTACGGACGGTTGTGGCTCTCCGTTGGCCGGAGATGACTTCCACGAGTACAAGGGGCCGATGACGGTATTCGACCGTTGGTGCTTCGTATGTGCGGCGGAAGCGACCCACGGTATCGAGGTAGCCCAAAAGGAAAGGATTATCGGGGTTTGTGCTAGGCACCTGGAGCTTTTTAAGGAGCTGCGGCCTGTTGGGAAGGTAGTCCTCCCAGTTCGGTTCCTGGTGAATGGGCGGACGATCCCACTGGACAAGCTCTTCCAGCCGCCCAAGAAGTCGCTGGCTGCGGCTATCGCGGAGGTTGAGAGGCACTTCGAAGGAAAGGGGTAGGTGTTTAAGGTTCGTGGTGATAAGTCCTTCCGTGATGCAGTCGAGCTTGTCAAACAGTGGCCAGCTCGAACCCGCCGACTTCGATCGTTAGTTGTATACACCACCGCTGAAGTAATTCGGATGGGTCTTTTGGACCGCATCCCGAAGCAAGACGAGTACAAGTCCTACCGCCGATCACTTTCGGTGGTGGCGCTTTCCGGGGTGGAATCTGGATTTGCGGTTCAGGCGCGGACGGGCAAGCAGAGGGTCGAGAAAGTTGACGTTTTCAGAACAGTCTTGTATATTCGTGCTCGTCGTAGGTTAGGTAAAGTAGACCCGAAAGCGGAGGTGCTCGAACGGTACAACCCGTGGACTCCAGACACGCTCCCGTTTGTTCCCGATCGGAAAACAGCTCTCACAATTTCAAGGCGCGTGTCGAGAAAAGAGTCGCGGACGATTGCTGCAAAACGGAACGGCCAGCGTCGAAAGTGGCGGAAGGAACTGCAAGGGGTTGGTGTTAGGAGTTTGAAAAAGACGACGGTTGTTGAGCTTCCGAAGAAGTTAGAGGCTCTGCCGGATGTAGCGTTCGAAGCACTACGGCTTGAGTTTGGTCTCGGAGGAATCAAAGCGAAGCCGCACTGGCGAACAACGATACGAAGGTTCAAGTTGATTGGTATTCGGAACATGGTCAGAGAACATCCCGACATGCTGAAGGCGCTGACGAAGTTGGGATTTGATCAGTGGCAGAAGTGGCCTCCCAGTACCAAGCGAGTTAGCAGAGGAGCGGTTCAGAGCTTCGTGTCGTTCCAAGAGATCTTGGGCATCAAGGTGTGATGACATGACCCCAAAGACGAACCTCGTGCTGGAGGACATCCGGTCGAAGATGGAAGCGGCGAATCCGTCGGACATCGATGATGTGCTGTTCAAGTACCTAGACGATATCATCCAAGCATTGGTGGTTCAGTACGGTCTCGAAGAGAACGCCGCTGCGGTGTACGCGACTGACATCATCGATGCTTTGGCAGAGGAAGGTGAGATTCCTCCGGTTCCGGTCGGTGGGGTACCTCCGGAGCAGGCTGTAGAGTGGGTTGGAGTCATGACTACGCTTGGGATCCATGCGTTCATCTGCGAGATGGCCGCCGAGGAATTCGGGGCGTAAGGAGTAACAGTGGCGCGCTCTGAAGCCGAAGCTGCTGCACTTACTCGACGGGTTCTAGGACAGGACCAGACGGGAAGTGTTACGCTGCGTAGCTTCGATCAGGGCGTGGTGGAGACGTTGGGCGCTAAGATCTACGAGGAAACGTCTGATGGGGTGTGGGTGGAAAGGGACAAGTTGCTATCCAGCCAGTCCGAGAGGAAGAGCAACTACTTCTTGGTTGTGGAAGGGATCGATCCTCCTCCAGGGTTGCCAGCTATCCCGGTGACGTTCTCCAATCCCGAAGACATCTTCGAGAAGTTCAAAGTCCCAGTCGTGCTTGTCCGTCGAGACGACATCACGCCAGCGATGAACCGGTGGCATCCGGGGATGGGGCAGTACAGGACTCCGGCCAAGTACTCCAAGCCCTACGTGGTGACACGAAGATCTGGCCAGCAGGTGACAGGGTTTGACCTGTACGAGCAGCAGGACCAGGCGATCCCATTCGACTTCACCTACACCATCGAGGTGCAGGCACGACATCGGGGGAACATTCGAAACCAGGTGAACCTGATTTTCATAGACGTGCTGAAGCGCTATCCACCGTACGGTAGGGTACTTCTTACCGATAGCATCGGGGATCAGCGTTCCTACGAAGCCTTCATGGAAGGGACTTCGACTCTGGACGAGGTGCAGGATGTGGCTCGTAGGAAGCTCAGTCTGAGTATTTCGTTGCGGGTAGAGGGGGAGTTGGACCTTTCCAACCCGGAGGTTCGACGGGCAGTGTCCGCCGATCCGACATTCCGGTGGAGCCAGATGTAGCGCAGAGGAGACAAAGATGGCGCACTACTACAACACTTCGAGGATGGGCTTGGCTGTGCCAAAGGCGCGCGGAGGCTCGGAACTGGTCGCCCCGAAAACCACGGTGTGGATCGATCCAGAGGATGAGGGGACGGCTGACCTGCTGCACCTGCTACGACAGAAGGTGTTGGTGAAGGTTGGCGCACCGAAGGCCAAGCCTGAGGAGGCTCCCGCTCCTGCACCGGAACCAAAACCAGTACCAAAGAAGG